CATGGAGAAGTTTCCCCCAACAAGTTCTTCATAGGTTGATACAGAATAAGTTACAGATATTTGGGGCGCCTGTTCTGGCCTATTTACAATTTTCAGTAAATACTTTTATGAAGAGGACACTATTAACCCCATCACAACAAAATATAATTTTAGATTATTATCACAAAAAGACTCCCATACAAACAATAGAAGAGAAGACAGGAATCAGACGAGCAAGAATTCGTAAGTTTTTATATGATATCTTGGGGTTACCAAACATTGCCGAAAGGCGTATATGTATACGAAATATGCCAGATGCTGAGGGAATCAAAAAATTGGTAAACGATTATCGTGATGGATATACATTGACAGGCATCATGCAGAAGCATAAGTTATCTATAAATTCTGTTAAGAGTATACTGAAAGACAATGGTATAAATTATAGAAATCTTAGCTCATCCAAAAAGAAGAATTGGAAGAGAAAAAATAAAGATTGGATTAAAATTGTTTGGAAGGATTACAATAAAGGATTATCTGTTAGTAGTATAGCCAATAAACATAGTAGGTCATATAATGCAGTCAATGGTGTTCTTAAAGAGTATTATGGCGTAGTTCATCCAATACAATCCACAGAAGAAATTCGAGAACAATGGCCAACTGACGATATAATTAAACGTTATACTAAAGATTATTATTCGGTTATGGACTTAGTTGAATACATTAAGTCGTTAGGATTTTCAGCTAGTCGTGAATCTGTCATTAAGTTTCTGAAGGACCAAAGAGTTTTTATGGACGACAGACGATATAATAAACTAATTAATACACTACAAGACAAATACACGGATTGGAAAGAGTATTGTCTTAAATGCAGGTCCATAACTGAATCAAACTATCGTCGATACAAAAAAATGATTAATCCGCAAGACTTGCCGAGATCATCTAATGATTATCAGGTAGATCATTTATTTTCAGTACACGAAGGATTTATGAACCAAATTTCTCCAAGAATTATATCTTCTCCTGTTAATTTGGCTATGACTTCGTCAGAATTGAACAAAAAGAAATGGATTAGGTGTTCTATCAACAAGGAGGAATTGCTTGATAGATATCACAATTTCCTTTCCACGCCCCCTAAATAATTATATGAATTTTAATGAATTACACAACATTTCATCTTCTATATTACATGAGGGTGCAGACGTAATAAGTGTAGACGGTGAAACTTATTATTATTATGAAATAGGTGTGCCGTTTATAATATGTAAAGGCCCTGGTTTGCCGTTTTTATTTTTTATTGATAAACCGATGGAACATCTTGGATTAGTAGATGATTATGTATTTACAAATCGATCTAACAAAGTAACTTGCATTGATCACGAAGGTGTTGGACGCCTTACAGGTGATCAAATTAAAACTATAAAATCTCATGGAGAAAAAAATTTATTATTTGGTCGGCTTTGGAATATAAAAGGAAAGGGATATTTATCATTTTGGGAACCATCTGAAGAAATAGCTCCATATATTGATCTTGTTATAGAATTTATTGAAGAAATGGGGTTTACTGCAGACAACTGTAAATGGGACTTTGTATCTTTAGATGAATACTTAGGTCATGAGAGTTCGGAAGAAGAACGCAAAGTTTTAGCAAATAAAAGGGCATTACATATACAGGCGGGAATGAAACGCGCTTTAGGCAAAACATATTCTGGTGGTAGTAGTAAACAAGGTGATATTGCGCATAAAACAGGTAAAGATTTTTATGCCAAATATAAAAAATTTGTTGATCCTTATGGACTAAAAGAATCATTAATAACAGAAGATCCTGATGCTATTGTAATTGATTCACACCCGGATGTACTTAGATTAGGGTTTACAGAATATAACGCCCATTCCTTTATAGGGGTGGAAAAAAACGGATCAAAGGTCATTATTTATAACATAAAAAACAGTGATACAAGAAATTCACATACTGAATTATTAGGACAAGTAGCAAGAATTTGTTATTTATTTAAAAAATATAAAGACGGTTCTTTATATGAATTAAAAGATCGTCTTAAAAAAGAAGATATTGGTGTTGTATTTGAAGATGATACATCCGATATTGGTGCTGAACAATTATATCGTCTTTTAACAAAATATCGTAACACACGCAACATAAAGGAAATTTTTGGTAGAATATGGAAAATGCCAAATGAGACATATGGTGCTGTTTGGAATCCTAAAAGATTTGCAAGATATTATAATGTAATTATTAAAATGTTAGAAGAAATGAATATAGATCCTGAAAATTGTGTATGGGAAGTCAAACAAGGTTCTGTTTCAAAAAAAATCCCAAGCGAATTTGTAAAAACATCGGATTATTTAAAATTGTCATCTAAAACAAGCATAGAACATCAACGGGAATTAGATGCAAAACGAGCATTACATTTACAACCTGGAATGAAACGTGCTTTAGGATCGATTGGTTCAAGTGGAGTCGGCAGCAGTAAACAGGAGGAAATAGCAAAAATAGCGGGTTTCCCTACATTTTCTGCATATAAACAAAGTTTTATCAAATCAGAAAGCCATGAGAAAACCATATAAACAAGGCATATTTAATCCATTAAATCCTCAAAAATATAAAGGTGCTTATCCTATCATATATAGAAGCGGATTAGAAATGAAAGCCATGCGCTGGTTGGATTCAAATAATAGAGTTTTAGAATGGGGATCAGAAAGTATAGTCATTTCATATCAAAAACCCAATATTCGTACAGGTAAATTAACTAAACACCGTTATTACCCAGATTTTAATGTTGTATTTAAAACGGATAAAGGTATTCAAAATTATATAATTGAAGTAAAACCCCATAAACAAACAATACCACCACAATCACATGGTAATAAAAAAGCAAGTACTATATTATATGAACAAAATGCGTGGGTTACAAATACATGCAAATGGGCCCATGCTAAAGATTGGTGTGCAAAAAATAACTATAAATTTCTAATTATTACCGAAAAAGATTTAAGTAATGTCTAGAAACAAATACACCGTAGAGTTTAGAAAAGGCGTTTTAAATTATGCAGAAAAGTTTGGATTCACCTCAACTCTTAAGAAATTTAACATTACTGGAACAATGCTGTGTACATGGAAGAAAAACTGTGGAGAATCACAAAGGACACCTATTAGTGATAAGCATAAACAAGAAGTAATTAAAAGATGTAAGGAAAGATATTATAAAAACCGTAAGAAACGAGGTAAAGCTAAAGAGTACTATTTATTAAACAAGGAAAGAATAAAGAAGTATAACCAAGAATGGTATCTTAAAAGCAAGAACAATATATTGCTCAAACGACAGAATTATTATAGACAAAATAAAGACAAAATAATAGAACAACACAAAGATTATGTTTCACAAAAGTATAAATCAGATCCAATATTTGCTATAACCATGAGATGTCGAGCACGTTTATATCAATTGTTAAAAAACGGCAAACAAGACAAAACTTTTGACTTAATTGGGTGTACACCAAATCAAATAAAGGAACATTTAGAATCCCAATTTGTCAACGGAATGTCTTGGGAAAATAGACACAAATGGCATATAGATCATATCAAGCCTTGTTGTAGTTTTAACTTAACAGATCCTCAAGAACAACGAAAATGTTTTCATTATACTAATTTACAACCACTTTGGGCGAAAGATAACTATAAAAAGCATACAAAGATGGGTAAATAATTAAAGAAATCGGAGTGATTATGAACAGTCCATTAAAATTATTAATTGAACAGCCAACTTATGAATTGGATGTTATTCAAGAGGAAAAAAATAGAAACGAACCTCGCGAATTATTTATTCGCGGCCCATATCTTATGGCCGAAAAAAAGAATAAGAACGGAAGAATATATAGTCTTAACGAAATGACCAAAGAGGTAGATCGTTATACCCGAGAAATGATTGATACAAAAAGAAGTATTGGCGAATTGAATCACCCCACAAGTGTAGAAGTTAACCCGGAAAGAGCATGTCATTTAATTACTAATTTAAAACAAGATGGTAATATGTTTATTGGTGAAAGTAAGATTTTAAGTAATCCAATTGGCCAAGTTGTTCGAAGTTTATTAATGGACGGGGTGAAATTAGGAATTAGCAGTCGAGCTTTAGGCAAGTTAGATGAAAGAGGCGGGGTCAATCAAGTTAGTGATTTCCATTTAATTACAACGGATGTGGTTCATGATCCATCTGTACAGGATGCATATGTTAGTTCTATATTGGAATCTAAGCAATGGATTTTAAAATGTGATGGTTCTATTTGCGAATGGGTAGAAGAAAAACATAGAAATTTAGAACAAAATTGCTCGAAATTACCCAAACGTGATAAAGAATCATATTTGTTAGAACAGGTATTGTCATTTATTAATTCATTAAAAACGATGTAAAAAATGAATAAAATTTATATAAAAAGGGTAAATAATATCAAAATAATGGAGTATCTGTATGAAGGATAGGAAGTTTTTAGTAGAATTTATTAGAAATTTGAGTGAACGTGATTATTCCAAAGCACATAATTCACTACAAATGGCTATCAATGAAAAGGTTAAAAATCGTATTAAGAAGAACCTGAAAAATATGGAGCGAACCGTTTCATGTTAGTTAAATAGTTTAGGAGATATTATGAACATAAATGAAGTTTTAAAAAATATTGGTAGTGGGGGAGAACTTACAGTCGAATCCCAACAAGCTATTGTTGAAGCTTTCGAACAAGCTGTAAATGCAAAAGTAAATGAACGGGTTGAATTGGAAGTGACAAATGCTCTTCAACAGTTAGATGAAGATCACGCTCAAAAATTAACAAACCTATTGGAAACTATTGATAAAGATCATTCACAAAAGTTGATTAATGTTGTTAAGAAAATTGATGAAGATCATGCAGAGAAGCTTCGTACAGTTATTCGTAGATATAATACTATTATTCAAGAAGAAGCTGTCAAGTTTAGAGAAACTTTTACAGATGAAATTAGTAATTATTTAGAGCTGTATTTAGATAAGGTTGTCCCTGCACGTCAAATTGCCGAAGCAACAGAAAATACGCAAGCTCGTAGAATGTTAGAGCAAATTAAGAAAATTGTTGCTGTCGATAAGGCATTTATTAACGAAAATGTTCGTGAAGCTTTGAAAGACGGTAAAGATACAATAGATAGTCTTCGTGCTGAATTGAATAAGGTCATTAAAGAAAATGTAGAAATCAATAAGAAATTCAATACAGCCCATACCGCATTAATTTTGGAAAAGAATACAAGTTCTTTCCCAACTGAGAAACGTAACTTTATAATGAGGGTCTTAAAGGATAAGAACCCTGAATATGTGAAGGAAAACTTCAATTATGTAGTTGAGATGTATAATCGTGAAGAGAACGATAATCGTCAAGTCATTAGAGAGCAAGCGCAACAAGCTGCCGTTAGTAATCAAGTTGCCACTCCTAGATTAGTTCTTGAATCAATTAGCGACAATGCAACATCTGATGGGTCATATGATCCAGTGAACGGTTATTTAGAAGCCTTGGGTCGCGTCGACCTAGGTTCAAGAAAATAAATTTAAAAAAGAAGGAAAATAAAATATGAGTAGAGTAATAAAAGGTAGTCCGGCTTATATTGATCAAGATCGTGCATCCGCTTTGTTAGAGAAGTGGGATCCTATTTTGAGTTATGAGTCGAAAAACGTTAATGCAATTGAAGATGAGCAATCTCGTCTTAACACTGCAATCTTGCTAGAAAACCAAGAAAGATGGTGCCTTCGTGAAGCCAATATGGCTGGTAATGGTGGCGTCTTCGGTCCTTCATTGGCAGGTGCGCCTGGTCAGGGTGGCGCAGTTCCTGGTGGATCAGATTTTTACGCTGGCGGCGATGCCCGTTTGCCTAAAGTTCTTATCCCCATGATTCGCCGTACATTCCCTGAGTTGATCACAAACGAAATCGTTGGTGTTCAACCTATGAGTGGTCCTGTTGGTTTAGTATTTGCGCTTCGTTACAAGTACGAAAACGTCCCATTGGGTGGTGGTCGTAATTGTAGTGATAGTGATAAGGAATACAATGCAGAAGGTACATATAATACCAATTCATGTGAAACATCAGCCCATGGGTCTGCAACCCCGAATTGGGCTCGTGGAAAATCGGGTACAGGTCCTGAATTAGGTTATAATTACCTTAACACCGCATATACTGGCGCCTCGTCAGCCGGGCTTAGTGGCTTAGGGGGCGTAGGTGTAACAGGTACAGATTTTGATATGCTTCCAGAAGACGCCGGTGTTGCACAAATTCTTCAAAACTTTGAGTTCACTTCAAATATTCCTCAAGTTGTAATCAGCTTCGAGAAAACAGCTGTAGAAGCTGGTACTCGCAGACTTGCAGCTCGTTGGAGTGTTGAGTTGGAACAAGATTTGAAGAACATGAATGGTATTGATATCGATAACGAAATCACCAATGCAATGTCTTATGAAATCCAAGCTGAAATTGACCGTGAAATGGTTATGCGTATGGCCCAAGCAGCCCTAAACGCTGGCCCGAGTCAGGGATATAGTATTTGGAATGCAGCATCTGCTGATGGTCGTTGGCTTGGTGAACGTAATCGTGATCTATATGCTAAGATTGTTGTAGAGGCTAACCGCATCGCAGTGCGTAATCGTCGTGGTGCAGCTAACTTCATCATTGCAACTCCGCGCGTATGTGCGATTCTTGAAATGCTTCCTGAGTTCAAGATTATGCCTATGAATAGTACCGTTGGTACTGGTTCCACTGGTGTAGCTAAAGTCGGTAACTTAGGT